TTTTTGTTAATTTTAATTTCGGTGATTTTGTATGGATAATAATAAAAATATAATCAGGATATTTTTCACATATTTCTAGAACCATCTCTCTAATAATATTATTTTACATAATAATATTTCCTTGAGTTTGATTTTTCATTTTTTAATATAAAAAAATGATATATTATTAAAATCATAATGCCGTCAATATATGAACAAGGTATCGCTAAATTTAATGAAGAAAAATATGATGAAGCTATAGCTTTGTTTAAACAACTTTCACGTGAAAGTGATGAAGTTATGTATGCTATCGCTACTTGTTATAAAATGAAAAGAACATTTAACGATATGCTTTTCAGTCAAAAAATATACGAAAAATTACTTAATAAAAAAATTAAAGATATGAAACTAAAATATCATATTAAAACCAATTATGTTGCTTTAATTACTCGCCTAACATCTTATTATTTAGATTCAGATAATAAATTAGGTTATGATAAAGCTCTTGAAATTACAACTACTGGATTAAAAATTGCTCCTCAAGATCCGATTTTACTTTATAACATGGGACATTTATATAAATGTAAAGGTGAATTTGATACAGCTCTAAAATATCTATCGATGGCTCTTGATAAAAATAAAACTCATTTAGATTGTTACCATGAAATGATTAATATTTACATGGATCGCCGTGATTATCCTAATTCATTAAAATATATTCAAATGGGTATTCGAAATATTCCAAACTGTGCTTCGTTGTATAATAATTTGGGTTTATATTACACTTATTTCGATCACGATAAATCATTTGAAACTTTTAATAAAGCTCTTGAATATGCCAAGGGTGATGATAAAATGTTAACTAAAATTCATACCAATATTGGTCATTTACATTCTTTAATTGGTGATACTGCTAATGCATTAGAACAATTTGATGTAGCTTCGAAATTAAGTAGTGATGATATGACTCCGAGACAAAATTTCGTTATGGATAGTTTGTATCTTGTTGATATGCCATATGATACTATTCTTCAAAAGCATTTCGAAACTGGATTAGTTCTAAAAAATAAACATAATAAGAACATTACTCTACCAGAACATCATAATAAAAAAATTCACATCGGTTATGTTTCAGGAGATTTCATTGGTTTCCATCCGATGACATATTTTATGAATGCACTACTTAATAGTTATTCAACTAATAATTTTGAACTTTATTGTTATAATATTAGTGAAAGTGGTGATGGTAACAATTATTCTCCTTTAATAAAATGGCGTCACATTAAATACATGGAATTAAACAAATGTTTAGAACTTGTTCTACAAGATAAAATAGATATTCTCATTGATTTATCCGGACATACCTATGGAAACAGATTGGATATTTTTGCTAATAGAATTGCCAGATTACAGTTAAGTTATCTTGGTTATCCATGTGTTACTGGTATGCCGGATATTGATTATTATTTAATTGATAGAACATTCGAAGTTAATGGATGTAAAACATTCCCGTTACCGCATTGCTTCACTCATTATACACCTCCATTTATGCCAGAAAAATTAATTCAACCATTTAAGAAAAATAATTTTATTACATTCTGTTCATTCAATAAACCGAGTAAAATTAATCTTGAAGTAATCAAATTATGGAATAGAGTTTTAGACGCTTATCCAGATTCTATTTTGATTGTAAAGAGAAATAATAATTTAATTTTTAGTGAAAAAAATAAATCACGTGTACGAATCATTGATATGCAAGCGAAATATAAAGATTATGTCGACCAATACAATGGAGTTGATATTGCTCTTGATACATTCCCATATGCTGGAACAACTACTACTTGCGAATGTCTTTTAATGGGAACTCCTGTTATTACTCTTGCTGATCGAACAAATAAAACTATTCATCAAAATACAACTGCTAGTTTATTAATTAATTCTGATTTATCAAACTTTGTCGCAACTTCTAAAGAAGAATATGTTTCTAAAATTGGTGATATTATTAACTCAATCAAAGAACATGAAAATTATAAATCTGTTGTCCAACAGAAATTCTTAACTGGTAATGTTACCAATAAAACAAAATACGTGCAAGATTTTGAAAACACAGTTACATTTTTATGGAAACAAAAAATGGAAGAACATAAACAAAATTTCTGTTAGATAAAACGACAATATCTGTAAAAATTAAATCTTTTATTTTTTTCTTTGTTTTCACAATCAAATATAATTCCATATCTATTGAAACACAATCTTCCAATATTGATATGATTGACAATATCACAAAAACTTATTTCATCATCGAGATTAACGCAATTTTCAACATCAATTTCTTCCGGAAATTTATCTAAAAATATAAATTTCATTGTGTTTTTGTAAAATGGAAAGTTGACAAGTATCCATTTGTCTGAAATATATTTAATTATTTTATTATATTCCGTTTTTGTTACTGTATATTTATTCCATTTCAAAGCAAATAAAAACTTTTTATGTATTGATTTATCATATGGTTGAATTCTTAAATTTGCTTTATCATAGATTTCTGGTATATTTTTTTCAAATTTTACCTTTTTCTTTTCTATTACTTGTTTAGCTACATGAGAAATATTCTTTGATACTAACAATAATGAATGTAATGTCTTTGGAGAACATTTGTTGAAAATTTGATACGCAATGATTGCATTATCTGAAAGATTCATCTTTTTATAATATGAATATGTTTTATTATTGAAATTTAATTTCATTAAAAAAATGAATTATTTTTATCAATACGTAATTTATTATATTGATTAAAAAATGTCTATTGTTTTCTATGTTGAACCATATATGAATTATTTTAGCATTATTCCAGAAAAAAAACAATATCAACATTTAATTTCAATTGAATTGTATCAACATATTTTTAATTATTTAGATTCTTATTATGTTGATGATATTATGAGATTTCATGCTAAAATTGATAAGTTGGATTATTACATCAATAAACAAAAATGTTTGTTCTACTTTTCGAAATTTAATTAAATTTTTCTCCTATTATTTCTTGATATTCATCATCGGTAATATATAAGTCAACTAACATTAAAATAGACATCTCTAAATTATTTATTTCTCGTAAATTCATCTTGAACATTTTAGCATAATATTTATTATCATAATAATCATCATCTTCATACATTTTTCGATTAATTATCATTACTGCTAATGGTAATGTATCATACTTGTCGAATAACCACCAGAAAAAATCATCATTTTTTAACAAACATAATCTTTTTAATAATATCATAAAGTATGTCATTTCATATATATCTGATTGAAATGCTTTTTTTATTAACCATCTAATATATATTTCTACATACTTAATATCTAAAATTTTAAAAATTCTCCTCGTCGATACACTTGATGCTGATTCTCTATAAATATCATCATAATTTATATAATCATTCATTTCTACACCTGTGATGTTGAAACCTTGGATCATTTTAGAAGTTCTAATTTTTAATAATAACAATAAATAATAAATGGATATTTTTGATATTATAAATTCATATTGTTTTTCTTCCAGTCCTTTTTCATTATTTATTGCTATTATTTTTTTACTTATGTACTCTTGAAAACGAATCCTAAACTTATCAATATATTTATTGTTCAAATGTTTAATTATAGTTTCAATTTCAATATGTTCATTTAGAATTGTCATAGTATCTTGTTCAGATATTGTATTATCATCCATTATATAATGTCTTTATTGAAAATAATAATATTATATTCAATTGATTTTTAAAATTTCATTTTTTTACTTATACATTTGGATTGATTTTTTTATCATTTTGGAAACATCAACAATAGCTTCTTGTTTTGTACAATCATCAATATCTTTAATCCATTTTTTGGTGTAATTACAATCTTTATCATTCTTTTTCGTTTGTATTTCTGGATTTAAAACTCTAAAATAAGGATTCGCGAAAGGTGCTTCACCTGAAATCCAATACCAATTCATGATATTTTGCGATACGTCATAATCTATTAATTTTTTCTTAAAATAACTTTCTCCCAATCTCCAGTCAACTAATAGAATTTTTGTTAATGTTGTCGCAACCAACATTCTGATTCGATTATGTATCCATCCTGTTTTATTTAATTGCTTCATTCCAGCATCTACAATTGGAATTCCTGTTTCTCCTGCTTTCCATTTCTTGAAATATGACGTATTATTATCCCATTTTAATTTGGAATATTTCCCATTATTTAAATGAAAATATTCTTCTTTAAAATACATTTGATTGTAATAAAAATCTCTCCAATATAATTGCTTTAATAATTCGCTTTTTGTTCCTAAATTTCTTTTGATAGTATGATAAACTTCTCTAATACTAACAGTTCCAAATTTATTGTGAGGACTTAATAATGTTGTATCAAATTCTGGAAAATTTCTATTTTCATTATAATCTTTTAATTTTTTGATATTTCGTAATATTTTAATTCCATTATCTCTTCCTCCGTGCATGTAAATATCAGGATTACTTACATATAATTTATCCATTTTTTCAAATGTCTTAATTGTTAATTTACTTTTAATTAAATTTTTATAAGTATGTTTTTGTGGTTCTCTGATTTTATTCTCTTTGGCATTATCGAAATATGGTGTAAATTTTTCATAAAATTTATTGGTTGTTGTTTTAATTACATCAATATTATTTAACATACAATCTTCATTTGTATTGAAAATAATATTATTTCTCTGACAAACTTTCATTATTTTATTGTCTCTCTCTTTGCTGTAAACGGTGTAATCTGTATTGAAAGAAACGGAATGAATATCATAATGTTTAATTAAATCATCAACAACTTCCCACGGCTTTCCATAAAGTGTGTATAATTTACTTCCATATTCTTTCAATTGATTATTCAAATCTTTTAACGACTCAACCATAAATTGAACACAATTATCAGATTTATTTTTATCCTGAATTTGACGTGGATCGAATATAAAAATTGGAAGTATTTTCGTGTTATTTTTCGTTGCTTCTTTATCTGCTTGTATTAATGTTGTATTATCAAATAATCTTAAATCTCTTCGAAATATGAATACTGAATACATGTCTATAATACTTTATAAACAAAATATTTATTTATTTTCTATTAATTTATAAATAAAATTTTCAAAAAGTTGTGCTATATTACAAATATTTAATAGTGTTTTATCAAATGTTAATGGAAAGATGAAAAATTTAAATTCGTCTTTGAATTTTTTAATGATCATTGTATCATGCATTTTAATTCTCATGTTAAAAACATCTTTGATAATAAAATGGAAATTGAACATTAAATTATTTACTTGTTTACCATCATTCGTATCAACATCTAAGAATTTTTTAATTAGTCCACAGAAAATATAATAGTCCTTCAAATTATAAGCATCTTCCATTTTCAATTGTTGTATTCCATTAATCATATTTCTATTTGTTCCTCCATGTATCAACATCATAATTCCAAGTAATGATAATGTGAAATGATGTTCTTTACATGAAAAAATATAATTCAATTGCGTTTGTTCAGAAAATATTGAACGCTTTTTGAAAAATATTTGACTGTAAATTGCTTCTCCTTGATATGTTAGTGTGCTGATAATTTTATTATCGCAATTATCGAAGAAACATTTTTTATTTTCTAATCCAGAAATGTAATTATCTAACGTTTTCAATTCGGGTTTATGAATATCCATTTAGTTTCTTATATTACAAAAATAATATTATTTTAAAATTTTCATTTTTTCCTAAAAAATAGGATTTGTTCTTTTTTGGAATATAACAACTGTTAGCTGATGTTCAAAAAAAATTGATAACGAAAATACATAAATATTTTTTTCATTATAAGAACTATTACAATATGCCTAAGAAAATCCTCGACGAAACCTTTATCCAGCAATATGTTAAGAAAGACACTCCGTTTAAAAACTGGGGTTTAGGTGAATTCACATATACCAGAACATATTCCCGTATCAAGGACGATGGAACCAATGAACAATGGTATGAAACTATAGAACGTGTTATTGAAGGAACATTTTCATTGAAGAAGAATTGGTTCTTAGAAAATGGTATTTACTGGGATCAGGTTAGAGAAACTAAATATGCAGAAAAAATGTATGATTTAATGTTCAACGTTAAATTCCTTCCAGGAGGTCGTGGTTTATGGTCAATGGGAACTAAAATCACTGAAAGTAAACATATTTATGCTGCTCTCAATAATTGCGCTTTCGTATCAACTGGTGATATTGAAACTTCATTAAGTGAACCATTTACATTTTTAATGGACGCTTGTATGTTAGGCGTCGGTGTTGGTTTTGATACGGATGGTGCTGGAAAGATTGTTATTCAATCACCCAATCCTAACAGAATTATTAAACATAAAGTTGATGATTCTCGCGAAGGATGGGTTCATGCGCTGAAACTATTATTGGAATCATATTTCCTTCAAAATAAAGAAACAGTTGATTTTGATTACAGTGGCATTCGTGTCGCAGGAACACAACTCAGTCATTTTGGTGGTTTATCAAGTGGCTCGGAACCTTTACAACATTCTATAAAAAGAATGCGCGAAGTTTTAGAGAAAAATAATAATTCACCTATTACTTCTCGCACTATTGTTGATATTATGAATCTTATCGGTTTATGTGTTGTATCCGGTAATGTAAGAAGATCCGCAGAAATTAGTATTGGTAGTTATGATGATAAAGAATTTATTAATCTTAAAAATTATGAAAAGAATCCTGAACGTGGTGAATTTGGTTGGTTAAGTAATAACTCTATTAAAGCACAACTCGGTATGGATTATTCAGAAATTGCTGAACGTATTGTTTCTAATGGTGAACCAGGTGTAATTTGGCTAGATAATATGCGGAAATATTCGCGCATGAATCATATTGTTGATAATAAAGATAAAAACGCACAAGGCTGCAATCCTTGCAGTGAACAAACGTTAGAAAGTCATGAACTTTGTTGTGTTTCAGGTTCGACTTTGATTCAAACTAAAAATGGTGTTTATCAAATTGAAACATTGGTTGGAAAAGAAGTGGAAATTTACAACGGTGAAAAATGGTCGAAAGTTACACCATTCGTTGCCGCACAAAATAAAGATTTATACCGTGTATGGTTAAGTGATGGATCATATCTAGATTGTACTGAAGATCATGCATGGCATCTAAAAACTAAAACTGTATTTAGAAGAACTGAAACTAAAGATATAGTTATTGGAGCTAAATCTGCGCCATGGTCTCTTCAAAATATCGAAGGAAAATCTGAACCATTAGCATATGAATATGGTCTATTTTCCGGAGATGGATTTATGGATAGAAATAAACCGATGCTATGCGTATGTGGTGATAAAATCAAACTTCAAGAATTAAATATTCCAGGAAAATGGTATAAATCACAAATTAAAGAAGGTTATTCTGCACCATACAACCGTTTATCATTTAAAAATATACTTGATATTGAACGCTGTATATATCTCAATGATAAAACAAAAGGACTACCAACATGGGTTTTTGAAATGGATGACGCATCAATCAGAAATTTTGTTGCTGGTCTAATTGATACAGATGGTAATGTTTGCAAACAAGTAAATACTGATAATGTTCGCATTTTTGGAAACGAAGAAAAGATTAGAGATTTACAACTATTGCTTCGTAGAATTGGTATTAACCATGCTACAATTTATAGCGCTGGTGATAAGGGAGAAGAAACCAATAAAGGAATTAGAAATTATTCCGTATATTGTTGTTATATTCCATCATATGAATGCGGAAATCTCCCAACACGCATTAAGAAAGTAGAAAGAATTGGATCAATGTTAAGAAAAAATAATGCTTATGATAATTCAGTCATTGATTCATCAAGAAAACAAAAAATTGTCAAGGTTGAAAAACTAGAAGGAAAATTTACAACATATTGTTTTACTGAACCAGAAAAACATATGGGAGTTTTTGGTAATGTTTTAACATATCAATGTCTTGTAGAAACTTTCATTAATAGACATGAAACACTTGATGAGTTCCTTCATACTTTAAAATTTGCATTTCTCTATGCGAAGACCGTGACGTTAGGAATGACACAGTGGGATAAAACCAATGAAGTCATTAAAAGAAATCGTCGTATCGGAACCTCTCTAACTGGTATTACTAATTTCATGGAAAAAAATGGAATTGATACTCTCAGAAATTGGTGTAAACGAGGTTATGATTTTCTTAAATTCTATGATAAAAGAATTTCAGCTGCTTTTAATATTCCACAAAGCATTAAAATAACAAGTGTTAAACCAAGTGGCACTGTTAGTTTACTTGTTCCTAATACTGCTCCAGGAATTCATTTCCCAGAAAGTAGATTTTATATCAGAAGAGTTCGCATCAGTGTTCATTCTAATTTATGGAAACAAATGGAAGAACGTGGATATTTCGTTGAACCAAGTGTTACAGAACCATCGACTAAAATTATTAATTTCCCAGTTGATATTGGTAACGTTCGAGCTGTTAAAGATGTTTCAATGTGGGAACAATTGGAGTTATTAAGTCTTCTCCAAGAAGTTTGGGCGGATAATCAAGTTAGTTGCACCGTAACATTTAATGCTGAATCTGAAGGCAAATTTATTAAACATGCTCTCAATTATTATCAATATAAACTAAAAAGTGTATCTTTCCTCCCAAGTTGTTCTGGTCAATATCCTCAAATGCCATACGAAGCTATTACAGAAGAACAATACCATCAAATGGTTGTAGATGTAGAACGTAGAAGAACAACATCGGATAATATGCAAATTACAGAAGATGATCACGAAACTGAAGTATTTTGCACAGGTGATAAATGTCAATTTATTCCTCCACAAAAACGTCAAAAAATTGATTAATTTTTTTTATCATTGATATAAATATTATTAAATTAATATTTATTTAAAAAATTTAATTACATTATCAAATAATGTAATAAAAGAAAAATTAATTGTTATTTGCTTTCGTTTTATGTTTTGATGAAATCATATGTTTATCATATGCTTCTTTTGCATACGTTCCAGTGTCGCATAATTTACAATAATATTTGAATTCTTTTTCTCTGTCTTCTTTTGTTCCATGATGATTTAATTTATGAGAAATATAATTATATTTATGGTTATTTATATATTCACAATCTTCACATTTATATAATTCAATCTTTTTTCTTGATTTTTTATGTCCATTTTGATGAATATATGATTGTTCATGTGATTTCATTGAATGTATTATATCAGTTCCATATTTACATTTTTCACAATAATATTTATATTTATGTGCTTCTTCCATTTATATCTTTATTAATATAAATATCTTTAAATTAAATTTAAATATTTTAAACCAAACGCGTTGATAATATATAAATAATATAGAATTATAAATTATAATTTAAATTACAATGAACGGTGTTATTTATTGTATTTACAATGAAATGTATGGTGAAAATGTTTTTAAATTAGGTAGAACAATACATTTAAATTCTCGAATGAAAGGATACGTAACATGTTATATTAATCCAACTATAGTGAAACATACTAACAATGTTAGTTGTATCGATAAAGCTGAAAATATTCTTTTTGATAAATTAAAAAATTATCGTATCCGCAAAGATCGTGAATTTTTTAAATGCGAATTTAGTATTATCGAAAAAGCAATGAATGAAACGGCAACTAACGTGAATGGAAATATTAAAAAAGATAATGATAAAACTTATAAATATGTATGTTCTATTTGTAATAAAGGTTATGATAGAAAAAGTAATTACAACTCTCATTTAAAACGAAAAATACGTTGTATACCGTTAAAAAATGAAAATACTCAACATATAAATGATGAAAATCCAATGCAATGCAAATATTGTAAAGAAATATATTCGCGAAAAGATTCATTAAAACGACACATTGAAAAAAGATGTAAATTAAAATTAAAATTTGATTTTGAACAACTAAAACAAGAAATCAATATTCTAAAAGAAAATAATGATAAACCAACGAAAGAAATAACTAATAATAATAGTAAAATTACACAATTCGGGAATGAGGATTTATCATTTATATCTGATAATGATTATGAAATGATTATAAAATCTGATAAACCAATCATTACATTAATTGAACATATACATCTTAATAAAAATAAACCAGAATATATGAATATTCATTTGCGTAATTTAAATAATAAATATGTATATATTTTTGATGGTGAAAAATGGAGAAATACAAATAAAAAAGAAATTTTTGTGAATATGTATTTGAAATATATTGAAATATTAAATCCTAAATTAGAAAAAAAATATCCAATGAATATTATTGAAAATTATATTGAAGATACGAAATTGGTTCTATATAACGGAAAAACACTAATAAAATATGTTAATATTTATGCATAGAACTAATTCACATTTGAGTGTGGAATAGTTTTGTATTTCATTAGTCATTATTTATTTGCGATTATTATACTTTATCGTATTTAAAGCTGGATTCTCCACATTCTGGTGTGATTAACAAATGTTGTCAATTGATAACCAAAAATATAATAAAACCAATATTGGAAGGCTGAAGCGTTTGTGTGGAGAGAGAATCTATGAAAAATCTGATGACATTAATTCCGATTATTAAAGTTCCCAATAATACTATGATTCAAATGGCATAGTATTCTCTCCACACAAACTCTTCAGCTCTCAAAAGTTTATTTACATTTAATAATTTTCTACATAAATATATATAAGATAATCAAAATATGGTTATTTATGAATGTGAACGTTGTAAATCAACATTTACTAAAAAATGTAATTATACTTCTCATATTCAACGCAAAACTCCGTGTTCACAACCCAGTGTGGAACTACCAGCGCTTGGTGGAATTAAGCGTCAAATATTTGAACCTGATGATAATGGATTATTTAAATGCTGTTATTGTGATAAAATATTATCAAGAAAAGATGCCCTCAAACGTCATGATGAAAAATATTGCAAAAATAAAATTAAATTTGAAGTTGAAAAACTAAAACAAGAAATCATTGAAATTAAAGAAAAAAATAATAAAACAGAAAATATAACAACAAATACCAGTAATATCAATGGAAATAATAATCATGTAAATAATACAACGAACAATACAACAACTAATTATAATACTAAATTAGTTGCTTTTGGAGATGAAGATTTATCATTTATTGCTGATAGTGTTTATAAAAAAATTTTTAATGATGGTTTGAATTCTGTTCCTAAATTAGTTGAATATATCCATCTCAATAAAGATAAACCAGAAAATATGAATATTCATTTATCAAATCTCAAGGATCAATATTTATCTATTTTTGATGGTGAAGATTGGAATGTGGAAATAAAAAATAATCTTCTTGATGATATGTATTATAAAAATGCTGATGCTCTTGAAAAAAAATTTAAAGAGCTTGATAAAGAATTAGGATCGGATGTCATCAAAAAATTTAAACGGTTCATTGACAATGTTGATGATGATGAAACTATGAAAAATGTTGTTATGGCTCTTAAATTAATTCTATATAATAAAAGAAAACTTGTTGAAGAAAATAAAAAACGACAAAAAAATAAATAAATTCTAAAAAAACTTTATTCTTCTATGTTTGTTAGATTGTAATTCTTGTTTACTTTTGTTTAACATCTCTTTAATTTCATTATCATGTCTTCTATTCATATCATCTAATTCTTTCTTTTGTTTTATTCTCATATTTTCCATATTTGTAATCATTTCATCAATTTGATTTTCATAATATGTTTTCATCGAGATTAGGTGTTTCTTTATTTGATAAATTTTATCAAATGAAACATTATCATTTTTATTCAATGAATTCAGATCTTTCGTTAAATCATCAATTATTTCTTCCATTATTAGTAAAATAATAACATAATATTTTTATATGTTATTTTATTGAAAAATTGGTTCAATAGCGTTCTCATAAATCCACTTGAAATATTCATATGAAAATTCTGAATATTTTTTGTCACCATCACTTGCTGATTTCATTCCAATTTTATCATTAACTTCAATGACATAAACATTTAAATCATCAGTTATTAAAAAATCAATTCCAAATACTTCAAAACCATATTTGGATTCTGGATACGGTTCTGCATTATTTCTTAATATTTCTTTTAACATCGAAACAATATTTTTCATCTGTTTTAATATATGTTCTTTCTTCTCCTCTTCTATTATCATATCCATTGGAAAATATCTATTCAATATTGTTGATGAAACATGGGTATCGTGAATATTTTTATTGTAATAATCTCCATTTTGATATTTCTCTTTGGCTGTTAATATCTTTGATTTATGAAATAAAAATACCTCATATGGATGCGTTGTCACCAACATATATGAACGAATATGAAACTTCTTCCCATCAATTAATAATGGATTCTTTATGTAATTAACTGCCATTACTTGTTGATAATTTTTTAATTTAGTTTGAGCTTCTTTTAATTCGTCGATTTTTGTGACACATACAATATCTCTTCCAGAGAATGCATTTCTTCCGATTGGTTTTATTAATAATATTTCATCATCTTGTATTTCTTTAATTTCATCAAGTGTTCGTGTATATGCTAAATGTTGTTTTGTTTCTTCTGGAAAATATTGTTTCATATTCAAATATAAATTCCATTTATTTGTTACAACAGTTTTTTTATCATTAATTAAACTTTTTAAAGTACAATGAATATTATATAATCTTTTGTCATTATGTCCACCATCAACATAAATGAAATCTATTTTTTTATTTATTTCATAATTATTGATTTCTTTCCAATCTTGCATTATCTTCCGGAGTTGTCCATAATCTAAACCTGCTGAAACCGATACATGGAACGCCTTTTGCGATGATTTTATATTTTGCTTCTTACCTCTTTTTGTTTTTTCAACTATTTTCCAATCTTCAGTTCTTCCTATCATCTGACATTCCATTTGGTTATAATATACATTATATTTTTTTGTTTCTAAATAATTTCATTCACTTTTCAGTATTTTGTAAAAAATGAAAAATTCAAATTATATATATTTTTTTCATTTCATATTATAAGTTAATGTATCGGGAAGTTGTTAATAAAAAACAACTGATTAATAAACAAAAAAATATTACACCCGTAAATTATCCACTATATAGTAAATTTTATAAATTATCAAAAGATAGATTTTTTGAATTAGTTCAATTACATAAATCAACTTTTATTACAACTATTCCGGAACAAATGAGATATAAAGACACGCTTGAAAAATTTAATAATAATTATCTTTTTATTAAAGAAGATTGGGATAAGAATGAAGAATTGAATAATATTACAGATTATTTCACAGAAGATGTTAGAATACAATGTAATTTTAAAAATAACATTAGTCCTTTTCAATATTGGAAAAATAATAAATTTTGGATTGAAAATAAATTAGATCACAAAAAAAATAATATAAAATTTTTCAGAGATTTCATGTACAAACATATTAAATTTTGTAATAATTTCAGAATATCTATCGCATTAACAATTTATGACATGTTCAATGCTAAAAAAATATTGGATCCATCTGCTGGTTGGGGTGATAGATTACTTTCAGCAATTGGTCATGGTGCTGAATTATATGTCGGTGTTGATCCAAATGAAAATTTAAAAAATTCTTACAATAATATTATTTCTTCTCTTGTTGAACCTTCTAAACAAAATAATTTTAGTGTTATTACTGATGGTTTTGAAACTGCTGATATTCCTCAAAATGATTACGATTTGGTTTTTACTAGTCCTCCATTTTTCGATTTGGAAGTTTATTCCACCTCAAAAAAAGATTCATATAATGCCTATCCGACTGTTGAAAGTTGGTATCGAAATTTCTTAGTCGTTATGCTTGATAAAGCGTATAAAAATTTAATTGTTGGTGGTCATCTGGTATTATATATTTCCGATTCAACTAATACACATTATGTTCAAAAAATGATTGATTATTTAAATACATTTATGAAATCAAATGGTTCATTTTATTATTATTACGATGGTTCTTTTGTCCCTCGTCAAATCTATGTCTGGAAAAAAAATTGAATTTTTTCTTTATCTAATAGTTTTATATAAAGAAGTATTAAAAAAACATGATGAATTCGAATAAGAAAGTGAGTTTTAACGACAACATTATTATTCACGAATATGAAGTTATTGAACCGTGTTTACAAGATTATTATGCAATGTATGAAGAATGTAAAATTAAGTATCTTCAAGATACTTACATATTAAAATTTGGAACCCTTGAAGGATTCGATTTAATAAAAGAACGTACACTTTGCGAACAAGAAGATCTTGATGAGGAATATTTATTGAATTTTGGAATAATATTATGAATTATGATAATATTTATGAAATATTATTATTATAATTCGTAACATTTACAAATTATGATAATATTTATGAAATATTATTATTTTAATTCATAATGGTTATGAATTAAAATAATAATCCATGTTGATGGTTTTTTCATTTGTTTTCTTTCTCATATTATCAATCATTTCGATTGAATCGAGTATTTTTTGATAAAAAGTTCTCAGGTATTCTTTATCATCGATTTCATTTACTTTATCAACAATAGGAAATACTTTTAATTCATCAAAATGTAATAAATAAATACAGCGAACTAAAATATATTCCAACATCATTGATTTTTGTGTATATTTATTTTGTTTAGGAGTTAATAAATCTTTTAAACTATTGTATTTAAACCATTTTAATAAATAATTCATCTGATTTATTGAGTGTAAGAATTCATCTTTATACGCAATAATGTATTTTTCCATTAATGAATTTTTTGTTTGATTATCTTCTAAAGCAATAAACATCGCATGAATAATTGAGGAATTTCCATTATTAATTCCTTCATTCATATTTCCAATATTACATGTTTCACTAATATCAAATGTTTCTTTGACTATTTTTTTCCAATCTACTAATCTATCAAAAGGAAATACATATTTATCATTTTCAAATACTGATAAATCTAATTCACATATATGTCCTAACTCATGTGTTAATAATCCCAAACATCCATTCTTCCGTGTGACACAAATTTGAAATTTCCCTCTAAATACTGTTGCGTATCCACAGACACAATTAAAATAACCTTTCTTTCCAATTTCCATTATTTCTTCTGGTGTTTTTTCATATTCTGGTGTCATAATTCTGGGAGCATCAAATAAATAAATCTCAAAAAATGTTCCATCATATTTTTTCATATGTATCGGATTAGTGAAAATATTTAACATACAATAGATTCTTTTTACACATTTACTGATTAAATTCAAATCATTATCATGATAAAAAATTATTCTTACATTAACATTATCTTTTATTTTCAATTTAATATCTGTTTTAAATTTAAGTTTTAAAAATGCTTTTCTAACATAAGAGTTTTTTTCACTCAATCCATCAACAAATTCATCTCCCATATCTTTCTCTGGATCATAATCAATCGTTTTCTGTTCAAATTCAATTGTATCATTATATTTTTTCTCTATTTCGTCTAGTTTATTTTTTGTTAATTTAAATGTTGTGATGATAGAATTTTTTATTTTATCCATTATTTAATGTTGATATAAATGTGTATATTTTATATATATACATTTTATTATGAATGATGAAATAAATACATATATTGTTCGTATTTTAGATCTAATCAAAACTGATGATAATAATAAAATTTATGAAATTTGGAATAC